GACTTATGTAACTCCGGCACCCATATATCATAATCAAGAAACTGTCCTTCAATTCTTTTTGCTAACGGATATTTCTTTTGTAATACTTTTAATACTTTTTCTTCATAAGTAATACCCATACTTAATAGCTCACTAAACTTCATCTTATTTAAACCCAGCCTTTCTTATGTAATAATTAGATACCTGTTTAAACTTAGCGGGCCATGTATATCTAATAGCCTTACCAGCTATACGATAAAACGGAAAACGTTTTTCATATTTAGGATTAGTTTCAAATCTATGTATTATCTTTAATCCATTTTTATTTCGTTCCCATACGCCATATATTCCATCAATGGTTGCTCTAAATTGTTTTCCTTTAACAACACCAGCTTTTCTTCCTGGAATGTTACCGTATGTATTTAGCTTAGCATTAATTGTAGGAACTGCTGTATTGTTTACTTTTCTGATACCACCTTTGATTTGTAGTTTCATAAAGTCTTGAGCCCAATCTCTAAATCGTATTACAGCTTCTAACTTATTTCTTCGTGCAAATATTACATATAATGAATTGATTGTTTGTTTTCTAGGTCGATCCAAATATTTATGCATACCTTGCTGTTCTAATTCTTTAACTCTTGTAGCTGTTTCGTTTATAGCAATACGAGTGATGTTAGGTATATCGACGTTTTGAAACTTTATAAAGTTTTTCATTACGGGTTTGATATTTGTTTCAATTTTTACGCGCATAACTTTTTATTCTGCCTCCTAGCTTATGTGTTTTCTTTTTTATATCAATAAAATCTTGAGTCATTGATATAAGTATTTCATTGATATGAAAAATTATAACATCTTCTTTTGATTTATATTTTTCAAAAGCAATGTATATATCATCTTCATTTAAACAAATAATTATATTATCATTAGTTTTTGGATGCTTTGTATATATAAATTCTGGTGATAATCTATTATAACCTCTTTCTATAGCATCAACCATCAATGCTTCATAAGCTCTAACCATCATTTCGTTTAACTTAATTTTATTAAACGATGCGTGGTATTCATGAGTATATTTATTTTCAGCTCTTTTAAATCTTAAAAGCAATTCAGGACTTATCAAGGTCATAATCCTTTCTAAGCCCCATTCTAATCGCAATTTATTTTTTGTATCATTTAATTTACGAATCGATTCGTTAAAAACTTTGTTTTTTTCTAATGCTTCTAACTCTTTAATTTTCTTTTCTTTATAATTCATGGTTACATCAATGGTTACATTTTAATAAAAACGGACTTTTAAAATAGTTACATGAGTTACATATACCTAAAGGTATATGTATGTAACTCAAAATGTAACTCTTTTTTTGATAAAGTTGACCAAGAAATGTAACTAGAATGTAACTAATGTAACTAAAAATGTAACTAATCAATATTATCATACTTTTTAGCTTGATAGCCCTTACCTTGTTCATAATATATCTTATTATCATCTTTCAACCTTTTTACCCGTTGTTTAACTGTACTGTCTTTTAAATGTCCTGATGCATTAATAATTTCTTTTTGTGTTACCCATATATTTATAGGATCCACATTTTCAGCTGTAGCTTTTTCAGCTTGTATTTCAGCAATTACTAATATTGTTTCATCAATTTTCGAATCTTCTTCTTTAAATTCATCGTATTCAGTTTTAACTAATACGCCGGAAGTCATGCCGGGATAATTAATTAAATCTATTTCTCTAAACTTAAAGTACTTAGGGTTCATAGGTTTCCCATCTTTAATTAATGTTTGTGTAAACTCGACTTTCATTTCTTCGCCTTCGTCTTTAGGTCGTTTGACCGCAAATTCAGCATCAACAGCAGCAGGAAGCACAGAGGAGCCACGTGCTCTACCCATACTGCCATGTCCTGTATGATGTATCAAAGCAATACAACAACTAAACTCAGACTTTAACATGTCCACACGTTCAATAAATTTGTTCATGTCTTCAGTGCTATTTTCATTTCCAGCGCCAAAGTTACGAGCCAAAGTATCTACATATAAACAGCCTATATCACCAAATTCATCAGCAACTTGTTTTATATGATCGATTAAGTTTTGATGGTCTTTTTCGTCTAAAAAACGTACACCTCTATCTGATACAAACATTTGTGCATTAGTTAAGTCATGACCATGATAATGTTCCCATGCTTGCACACGTCTAGCTATACCTCGCTGACCTTCACCTGCTAAATAAATAATCGGTGTTTGTTCAGTCTTATGCGATTGCCAGGGTATACCGAGTGATGAGCATAAAGCCATATCAATAGCTACAAATGATTTACCGCTTTTAGGCGCTCCATAAATATCTATTACTGAATCTTTTTCCATAATATCTTCTATTACCCATTCGGGTTCAGGAATATTAGTTATAAGATCAGAAATTTTTCTTAATACCAATGAAGGCTTTTTAGGCTTTGAAACTTGAGTATTTAAGTATTCTTTAAATGATTCTTTATCAAAAATATTATTATGATATGCATCATATAAATCATCTTTTTCGTTTAATGCTTCTGGTATCTTAGCTATTTGAACTATGCATTTGTTTTCAGTTAAATATTCAGATAATTCATCAGCACATTTAAAACCAGCTTCATCGTTATCAGGCCATATAATTACTTCTTTACCAAACAAAGGTTCCCAGTTAGCTTTCTTCCAACTATTAACACCGCCATGCCAAGTGGCCGTAGGCCCATCATAAATACGGTTAGCTCCTAAAGTAGCCTTTTCACCTTCACTAATTAATACTGGTCCTTCGCCCTCTTTATAGTATATAGGCATTAAACCTTCAGGCCGTTTTAATAGCCAAGTATTATTTTGTTTATGAAATGGTGCATACTTTTGTTTAATTGCATGATTGTCTGGAAATCGCATAACAACAAATGAATCAGTGTATTTTAATAACACAACTGCTTCTTGTGCTAAAGCGCGCATTTGTTCTTGATTATATTGTTTATATGTTTTAGTTTCAGGAAATTGCTCTTGTTGAATTTCTGGACTATACATATTTAATATATCATTTCGATTCTGATTAAAGTGATCAATTAACCATATAACTCCTCCTCCCTCATCTAATTCGAAACTAAAAAACAACCCTGTTTCGAGATTAAGGCACCAACTTCCGTTAGTACCCCATCTCATTTCTGTACTTGATTGCTTAGTAGGCTTTCCTAATAAATGAAGTCCAACTTGAGGAGCCAACTGTACAAAGTTGACTTCTCGCATGATTAAAACGGCAGTTCGTCTTCAGTTAAAGGCTTAGCTGCAGGATCAAATCTAGGATCACCGGATTCAGGTGTTTGATTTTCCATAGCAAAGCTAAAGTCATTACTATTGTTTGCAACTGGTGCACTTATAGCATCTACATTTGTAGCAACAAAATCAGCCGGTTTATCTGCCCACTTAACAAATTCAAATTCAGGAATTGCTGCTTGGCCGACTTTAAACTTTTCAACCTTAGCACCAGTATATTTTACATATACAACTTTACCTGGATTTGCTTTTATTTCATTCCAAAACATAGCGCACATTTTATTAAAGCCTTGACTTTCGCCCCAACTAAATCTTCTCCAAAGTTTAGAGCCGTGTTCTGGAATATACATCCAAACACTAAATGCACGTTTATGATCAGGCGTAGGCTGGCCTTTAGATAGTCCTGGTCTTTCGTCCCATTCCCAACTGTAAGCACCTTCATAAATGCCCCATCCTGTTTGTATTGTTGCTGGATCAATTAAAATATGAACCACATTATCTAATGCTTCATCTCCTACTTTCCAACATTTGTTTGTGCTGCAATGCTTAATATAAACATTATCACCACCCGAATTAATACCCAAAATATCCATAATTACTCCTTAATGTATTATAGGTTGCGCTTCATTGCGCCATTTTTCAATTAGCATGTATCTAAACTCAGACACATACTCATCAAAACTTAGTTTGATTCTCATGTCGGTTTCTAAATAATCTAAATATTCTAAAACACAGAACTCTGAAAATCGTAAATCTTTATTTGTCTCTATTGACATAAGCTTGGAAAATTGTATTTTTTTTTATTATATCTACAAAATCTTCCCATTTGCACGTAAATATCTTATTGTTATCTTTTGGCTCATCTTTTAAAATAGACCAAAACGGCATAGCTACTTCAATAGGACTTCTGTTATATTTATAAACTAAAACTGGAATTCTTGAATCACCTGCTGATGTGCATACTTGTTCCCACCAGCCAGATTTATAACCTTTACCTTCAGCATAGCACTTACATTCAATAGCATAATTTAAAAAGTTTATATCACATTCACCTTTTTTATATAGCTGTTCAAAGTTTCTTGTAATGTGTATATCAGCATTATGCTCATCAGATAATGCTTTTAATAGGCTAACTATTTTTCTTTCAAATGCAGCTCCTTTAGTTCGGCTATTTACCAATTTTGTTTCTCCTTACTAACTCTCTGCATGCTTTAAGTTTTATTTTTGGTTTTGTACTATGATTATTAATTAACGTTTCAAGTTCTTTAACAGATCTGTTTTTTAAATAATAATGCTCTACTTCGTATTTACCAGTATTTTTATTTCTTGTTTTTACTGACTTTTTTATTTTTTCCGGCATTAAATATTTTGTCCCAATTATTATCTATTTTTTTTTTATCTTCTGGCCTACGCTTGCTTCCTTTACCGCCATGCCATTTAGTCATTATCTTTTAATTTATTGTTAATTAATTGCTCAACAACAAATATCATTTTTTTACCGTGTTTATCACAATAATCTTTTAATAGTTTATGCGTTTCAGGTTTAACCCAAACTGCTTTCATTTGATTCTCATCCATGTTGTTTTATCCTTAATGTTTTTGATCTTACACTCCTTGCTTCTTTAGCTGGAGTTACTTTTTCTGGTTGTGCTTTATAGTTTATCATCGGCCACATTATTGTATGTTGATTTGTTTGACCTCCATCAGCGTCTTGAATTTGTTTTTTTAGCTTCAACTCAAGATCATTAATATCTTCTGTTAATTCTTTTATATGCTGTTTCTTTTGAAGTATTTCTTCACAGTACATATCAGCACTACGACCTAAAGTTATTATATCTTTATTAACATTTTTGTATACTACATTCGCATCATCAGTTGAAGACGGAGGATAGTATTCTTTATTTTTAACTCTATAATCAAAGTCTAATACTAGTGCTGATAATATTCCGCCAAACTCTGGTTTTCTTGAATATAGATAAATTCTAAAATCAGTAGATTGCCAAAGTACGATAACGGCCGCCCAGCCATAGCCAGTGCATTCCATTAAACCTTTAGCTTGCAATACGCCTCGCCATTCTTCTAGCTCATTTGTAGGTGCATTACGTGTAGCCTTACATTCAATTACACCAGGTCCGTCTAATACAATTGTTTCTTGCTCTGGAATAATAATATGATCATGTTCTCCATTTTTAAATGTTAATCCTTTTGCTATACCAGTAGCGTCCAAAGAGCCTGATAGAGGGAGTATCGGATGATGGACAGGCTCTTCGTAGTCTACTTTTACACTTTCAAGGCCAAGTATATTTTTAGCCTCTTCACATAAAACTGGTTCTAATAAATCACCCATACGTTGAAGCATGAGCTGGGGAGTCTGTTTTGGCAGTTCCCCTTCGCTGGCTTTAATAGCAACATCAAGCCATTGGTTTCTTGATTGATATTGACTAATGCCTTTTATATAAGGTAATGTTGAACAGCTAGCTTGATCGTATCGTGTTTTTTTACCTACCATGTATCTCTCCTGTAATATAAATCTGCTAATTCTTGTAATGAAAGATCTGAAGGATAAATATGTGTTTCATGATCTTTTCCAATATATCGATCAGTAACTTTTATAGTTCCGTCGTTATAAATAATTTTTGTGTATTTATGATCGCCCCAGTTATTAATTTCAAGTAGTTTAATTCTGTTAGACCATTCTGTTATTTTTGGTATGTCTTTTATAGGTATCATGATATATAAGATTTATGTATTGCTTTAAGTTTAGTAAATAAGTTTTTAAATTGCACTGCTGAATGAGGTACATCATCATAACTAAATACAGTATTTTCAATAGGATTCTCAAATGGATTTTCGTTACTTATAGATAAAAACCATATTAAAAATTCTACTTCCTGTTTGTTTAGTTTTCTTTGACTTAAGTTTAATTTGTTCATCTTGCAATTCCTAAAATATATTTAATTTCATCTAATGAATCTCTTACTTTATACTCTTGGTCGCCTACTTCAACTATAACTTCACTTGTATATTGATCTTTATAAAAGCCGCTAATTGACCTAGCAGGAATATGTAATTGCCCGCCACCTAATAAATTAAATGTTACGTTCATTTTTGATTCCTATCGTTAATAATTAATGCTACTGCATATAAACAAAATGCCATAAAGATTAATACTGGTAATAGTTGTATATCCATTACTTCTTCTCTTTAGTTAATTTAACCTTATGCCCTTGAGCAATTAATCTTGCTCTCTTGCTAGCCACGTCAAATAAGTCATTAGTCTTCATAGCAACCACCCAGCCTAAGCTAGGTAGTTGAACTTGTAGTGTGTATCTAGTTTGCATTATTTACTCCCATTTAATTTACAAATTTCATTCCATATATAACCTAGTTCATAATCTCTTTTATCTGTAAGAGCATCGATTTTTTTGGTATATTTTTCATAAGCCTGATCGTATAAATTCCAAAGTCTTTCAAGTTCAGCACTATTTCCTTTGCTTCTACCTAATAAAAACTCAGTCTTGGATTTTGTTATTTCTAAATTACTCATGTTATTTAACTCCTTAATTTTATTTAACATAAATAAATTATATCGAGGATATATATAATTGTATACTTTTTTATATGTATTTATTCGTATTATATTAAGGGCGTTTAAAGTAGAATAATTAAGAGGCTGATAATAAAATAATACTACTCCTTACTCAATATCTCCATATTTTAATCAGCCTCATCTATGATCGGTCGGACGACCGGAACTTCAGATAAAGTTTTTAATGTTTTATGAAATGTATCTATTTCTAATTTATCATTAAATATTTTTTGATCAAAAGTAAAATATGTTTGAGAGCTAGAGTTGGCTTTAAATAGGATCCTTTTTTCAGGCATAAATACAAAAGCTAAAATATCACAATGATAGTTTTTATATATTTCGCTTTGATTCCTGGAATTATCAGAAACAAAAACGTATTTACCTTCTGGTGTTTTGCTTCTAGCTTTAACTTGAACTGTATACATAGCAGGCCCAAGCTCGCATACTAAATCTGCCGGGTGTTTATCTTGACAAGGAAAACAGAAGTCGCAGTATTCCAGCAAAAACGTCTGTACTAGTGATTCAGCAAACGCTCCTACTCTTGAGTTTCGCTGATGTTCGTCTGAACTTTTTGTTGGCATTTCTTTAACTCTTCAGAATTAAATATTGCACGTCTTCCAACCTGTTGTGCATATTTAGAATTTAATAATTCCTTACCCGCTTTTTCCCATTCTCCAAGCTCCATATAAGCACGTGTTTTTCGAAATGAAAGCCATGTGTTTATTCCCATGTTAAATACTAAATCCATAATAATAGCCTTAGCTTCTTTTGGAAATGTAGCCCATACTGGCCAGTGCTTATCTAGTTTTTTTATTACGCTATCAATATCATTATCTAAAAGATACATAGCTTCATCTTTTGATATGCCGTTAGTTTCAAGATTTCTTCCAACACCAATTGTTGTATAACCTTGTGAACATTCGTACGGCTTTAATACTAATGCTTCCCATTGTATTAATCGTTCTTTAACAAGATCTTTCATTTTACTTTTTAGTTTTTTCGTAGGTTCTAAGTGTTGACATCCCAAGCATAGCCATAACGATTGTAGATAGTTGACTAAAATCAAACTCAGGTGTTTCAAATTGAATCCCATTAACTATAAGAATATATTGTATTACAGGTTCTAAGATAAAATGATAAGCGAGTGATAAACCGCAGCACCAACCGATAAAAGGACGCCAACCTGAGACAAATATATTATTGTGTTTTGCTTCAACTTTATTTACTTCTAATTGTGCTTTGTTAAGCGATATTATTTCTTTCTCAAGTTCATGAGATAGTTTTGTTTTTAAATCTTTATCAGCAACAAATTTATCTAATATGTCACTAACAGGTTGGATTAGTTTGTCTATCATAATTTAACAATTAAGGTGATAATGCCACTTAATAGTATTAATATCACTGCACCCAAACCGCCCTTAATAGACCAATCAATTTGATTCAATTTAAGTTCAGTCTTACCATCTAAGTCCTTAACTTGTTCTTCTATCTTTTTAAGTCTATTCCAGTTTTGAGTCCATCTTTCACCGCATTGGATTTCGTGTTTTTCTAATTCAACTCCGATATCTTGTGCGGTGACTCTAGGCATTATTCTTCCTCTACTACCTCAACCTCTTCATTTGTAGCATTGATAGCTCTATCAAATGATTGAATACATAGATTCTTATATTCATCAGTGATCACATAATCATCATAGTATTCTTGAAGTCTAGCTAGTTTTTTACCAGCAATGTTTAGCTTAGCAGCTAGTGCCATTTGCTCTTCATTTAAATCAGCAGCTCTGTATTCAGTGCCATTAAATGTAATTATTACTGGTTCTTGGTTTTCCATCTTATTTTCTTCTTTACTCATTTAACTCTCCTATAAGTTATTTAAAATTAAATTATATACTAAGATTCTAAAGTTTTTGTTACTGAAGTTGGATTTTTTTGACTTTCTATTTGAGAATCTAAACCAGCTTTTAAATCTGCAACAGCTTCTTCACCCATAGCAGCTTCTACCCAACCTTGAACGTCAGAGCTTGTTAAGTCTGCAAAAGCTGTAAAGCTTGAAATGTCTGAAGTATCTACAGATTGAGTTCCGTATGATGTAGCTGTCCAGTTGTTACCATCAGCATCCTGATTAGCGTCATCTTCTGCGATTAATCTCCAATGCACGTTATAAACCACGTCTGCATTACCATCTAGTGTTGGGTAAGTATCAACTGTTGAAACATCCCAAGTATATCCAATTGCCATTTTATTTTCTCCTTTGGTTTATGAGTTTTTCAACTCGTTAATTTCAGATTGTAAGGCTTCAATCTGTGCTTGTTGTTCTTGTATAGCTTTCATTAAATTCCTGCAATAATAAATGCTAGTAGTTCGCTATAACGTACCCCTAGTCTTGTTTGTTCCACTCCGTCATCATTAGTCCAAGTGGTGCTAATAAACATAGCATAGTCACTTGCATCTAATCCTTCAGCAGTAAAAGCATCTTGTAAATCTTGAGCTATGATTCCAAAGTGGATTCTAGCTTCATCACCTTTTGAAGCTACAGCAGACTGCCATCTGAACTTTCTTAATAATCCTTTAGCTGCAACAGCTACTCTAGTTTCTGCATCTGTTAGAGCTTCTATATCTTGTTTTTCATTTCTGTCTGAAGTTTGGATAGTGCCATTAGTTGCATAAACATCGTCAAATCTAATTACACTATGACCAATATCTAAAGTATTATCTGTTTGATTTCCTGTAGCTGGGTCGGCTGGAATAAATGCAGAGCCTGTTAAATCACCTCTAAACATTATACCGCTTGAATCGTTACCTATAACTATACTTCCACCACCAGTTGCAGTGGTAACAACTTTTCCAACTGTTGTGCCATCTTTAGCAAACTCAACAATAGTACCATCACTACTGTTACGTCTAAAATAATGTCCTTCATTATCAACTGAAGTAACTAAACGACCTGTACTAAATATACGACCACCTGCAACTGATGCAGATGTTGAAGTAGTCCCCACCAACAAGTTGCCTGAAGCATCAATACGCATTCTTTCTGTTAAAGCTGTTGCAGATGTACTTGCTCTAGTTGAAAAGGCTAAAACACCAACTCCTTGACCACTTCCGTTATCAAGTAGACTTTTAATTCCAGCTTGAGGCTTGTAATTTCCAGAATCGTTTAAAGCAGCAAATAACAAAGCACCGCCACTACCTGCTGAGCCACTATTTTGACTGAGAGTTAGAGTACCACCTTGACTACCAGCATCTGTGATATTAGCAGTAAATTGACCAGTACCTAAAATATGTGTTTGTGTTCTAGGACTATCGGTTCCAATTCCAACGTTGCCATTACCTAATAAATGTAGTACATCTGCTTGAGATGTTGCTGATGAGCCATCATGAACTTTAAAAGATATAAAAGCACCTCCAGCATCTGTACTATTTGCATGGATTGAAGAATATCTATTTGAATCACTTGCTCTTTCAAATCTTATTACTTCGCCTGAAGTTGTCTTAGTTACTAACTTGCCACCATCAGCTATTTGTACATTGCCATCTGAACTAATCCTAGCTCTCTCAGTAAAAGTTGTACCATTTGTAGAGTTACCAAATATTATTGCATTGTTATTACCACCAGCACTATCAGCAGCACCTATAAAGGTTGCACCACTATTATTTGAAAATGTACCAAATTGTGTAGTATTATCAGACCTGTTTATTCTAATACCTTCATACCAATCACTAGAGCCTTGTTTGATTTCTAATTTAGCTGCTGGAGAGGAGTCTCCAATTCCAACGTTGCCTGAAGAATCTATGGTTGTTCTAATTGTATTAGAAGTAGCAAAGTGCATTTTATATGCACCAGTATGACCTAAAACAGCATCGTAGCCTGAAGTACCAGTAAATAATCCACCACCTGTACTTTGTTCTAAACCTAGATATAATCCACCGCCAGTATTTAATATAGCGTTATATGCTATATTTGTTCCTGTACTGCTTGTAGTTTTAATAGCTCCTGTAGTTGCGGAAATATCTAAAGCTGTAGAAGGACTAGTCGTTCCAATTCCAAGCGATTCAGCACTAGCATCCCAGAATAGAGCTGGGCTAGTTCCTGTATCATCGTAGAAGGAGATGTCTCCAAAACGGTCTATGCTTAAAAATTTTTTTCCATCTACAGAAAATTGCATTTCACTTGCACCAAACTCATTGTTGATGTCAGCACCAATTTGAAGAATACCATTAGAGTTTCTAATTCTTGCGTCTGTATTTGTGCTTCCTTCTGTTAAAATTAAATCAGAATTAGCACCTGATGAGTTTATGGTTGCCAAAGCCCCATCAACAGTCAAACCATCCATTGTGGCTGTACCTGTTACGTCTATGCCTGTAGAGGTTGTGACTAGTTTAACTGAGCCATCATAAAAAATATTAACTGCACTACCATTAATTCCTTGTAAGTAGCTATCTCCTGTTGTATTTCTTAGGTATAAAGATTCAGCATCCAATAATAGGCTTCCAGTACCAACTTCTCTTATTCGGCTATTACTACCATCATGATAAATCTCTAAATCTGAACCTGCTCCAAAGATGGCTTTGTCATTATCGCCAAATAATATGTTATTACCATTAGATGCTAAATCACCACCAAGCTGAGGAGTTGTATCTTCTACAACATTATTAATAGAAACAGCTTGTACTCTTGCATCAGTGTAATAAAGATTAGTTCCTTCTGATAAATCAGATGTAGATTTAGAACTTAAATCAAGATTAGTTCCTGTTTGTAAATTGATTCTAGTATCTGCTCTTGCGTTAGTGAAGTAAACATTAGTTGAACCCTCACCAATATCATCAGTATCTAATACAACAGCACCAGTTAGTGTATTTACACTTGTTACTGGAGATGCAGATTGAGTAAAGCTAATAACACCAGTTGAGCTATTATAAGAAATATCACCAGTTGCAGATATAGCACCTCTCGACCTTGCATCTGTATAATACAAATTTGACCCTTCTGCTAAATCTCCAGTATCGTGATTTGATAAACTAGATACAGTTCCTGTAACTGCTCCCTCTAAATTTGCAACTAAAGTTCCAAGTGAATTAAGTGTAATATTACCTGTAGCAGTTCCATCTGCTGTTGTTAATCCTAATGTGAATTTATCAACAGATTCATCCCACATAAAGATACCATTATCTTGGTCACCTCTATTAATAAGCATACCTGAATCGTTTACAGGGCTACCTGTTAATCCTGCATTAAGTTGGAATAGGTTATCTTCTATATCTAAATTCGTTGTATCTAGTGATGTTAAAGTTCCATTAACAGTTAAATTACCAGCTACTGTTAAATCAGATGCAATTTGCACGTCATCAGGTAGTGATAGCGTTATGTTTGCAGACTCACTTCCACTACCTGTAACAGTGATTTTATTAGCAGTTCCAGTTACTGTTGCAACATAGTTACCTACTGTATCAGTTCCAAGTGTTACTGAGTTAGCATCTACGCTTGATGCTTGTATTCCTAGTGCATCAACAAATGCTTTAGTAACTCTTGTATCTATAGCTGAATTTGCTCTTGTATCTGTATAGTATAAATTTGTGCCCTCTGTTAAATCAGAAGTTGTTTTATTACCAAATGCAGAATCAAATCTTGCAGTTGTGTAATATAAATTAGTTGTTCCTTCACTAAGATCATCTGTATCTTTAGATGTAAAAGCTGAATCAAATCTAGCTGATGTGTAATATAAATTAGTGCCTTCTGCCAAATCAGTTGTAGATTTAGTAGCTAACCTAGTATCAAAATCTGAATTAACTCTAGCTGTCGTATAATACAAGTTTGACCCTTCTGTTAAATCGCCTGTATCTTTTGTGGCTAATCTTGTATCGAAATCTGTATTTGCTCTTGCTGTTGTATAGTAAAGATTAGTATTTTCAACGACTATAGAAGTATCAAGTGTTGATGTAATTGCTTGATTAGAAGCATTACCTATAAATATCTTTCCATTGTTTAAGTTTGGAACATCATTACTTCTACCAGCACCACCTATTTTAATTGAACCAGCAGCAGCATGACTTCTTATAACTTTACCTATGTTTTGTATTTGACTTGATTCACCTGTTGGTTTTGTTGTTGTATAAGCACCTGCTGTTGTTGAAGCATATAAAATTTGTCCTTCTGATACACCTGAGGTATCTAATCCATCTAACGTACCAAATGTTGCAACTTGTAATCCTGCATTATTATTAGCATCTGTTACAGCTAAACCAAATACGGGCATTTTAGAAACATCATCAGCTTTAGCTTTAGATACCACTGGAACATCACCTGAAACTCCTGAGACATAAACTAAATCACCTTTTGTTAATGCTTCACCAGCTTTTGCACTAAATCTAACAGCACCATCTAAATCACCAACAAATTCATCTGTTGCAGTAACTAAATTAAAAGTAACATCATCAGTTGTAGCTACAGCTTGTCCTATAGCAACACTAGGAGTAGAACCTTCACCAGTTCCACCTGTTACTGTTACACCAGTTCCACCTGATAGTGATTCAACATAATCACCAGTTGTATCAGTTCCTAAAGTAATAGAATTAATTTGAACTACAGTATCTATATCAACATTTGCACTACCATCAAAAGACACTGAACCTACTACATCTCCTGATAAAGATATGGTTCTTGCTGTACTTAAAATATCAGCAGAATCAGCATTACCTGTTAAATCACCGGTTACATTACCTGTAACATTACCTGTTAAGTTACCAGTAACATTACCTGTTAAGTCACCTGTAAAAGTATTAGATGCAGTAATACTAACACCTGTAGTAATCCATGCATTATCAGCAGCGTTTCTGATCTTTAATACACTGCTAGATGTATCTACCCATAATTGATGAGCAAATGTAGTTGATGGTTCTGTTGCTCCACTATTAACAGTTGCAATAGCTAAAAGAGCATTGTTTAAATCTGCTCTAAAGTCTGCACCTGACTGGTTTGCTATGTTGTAATCGTGTTGTGCCATAATAAAATCCTATTTTCTATATATTAAATCATTCAGGGATACTTGGAAATATAACATCAGCAATATTATTAGCTGACTGATATAAAGATGGTAAGTCTCTTAATTCCTGTCTATATGTTGCCCATTCTTGTTTTTTAGAAACAGATAAAGGACTATCACTCATTTGTGTCCAATCTGATTCATCTAGTAATTTGTTTCTTTTGTTTCTTATTGATGGAAAAAAATCAGCAACATATTCTGTAATAACTCCATCTACTATTTTTTGTGTTGCTCTATCATAGTGTCCTTCAATAATAGCTTCACCATCTTCAAGTAATATATCTGATAAATCTGTAAGATGACTACTACTACCCTGAGAATTTATTAATCCTGTTTCAGTTTTATATATACTATATTTCATTCCTTAAACCTTATTGTGTATTATCCACATCTATATACATTGCTTGATATGTGCTGTTAAATATAGAGCCACTATTATTCCAATTAACTCTCCAATATACAGTTTCTTGAGAAGAACTCATTCCACTTAAAGTTCCCTGCCATACAAATACATAACTTCTAAATGTTCCAGCATCAGCGTTCATTGGAGAGCCTAGACTTGTCCATGTACTATTGTTAAAACTATATTCTATAGTTCCATTTCTTACATCACCTAGTACAGCACTATATATAACCTGATAACCTGCACCATTTCTTACATTGTTTAATGTAGTATTCATATAAGTAGCTTCAACATTATTTATTGTAGACCCTGGGTATGTTCCATTCCATTGACTGTTTTCTGCTGTTACTCTTAATGGTACTGTTCCACCAGTTTGATTAATAATATCAGCAGATACATCTGCAAAATGTTTTACATTTAATGTATCAACATCAATTTTAGTTCCTGATAAATTTTCTATCCTTGCATTATCAATAAGTACAGAGCCACCACTTACAATAAATGGACTTACACTAGAACCAGCATCATTATCAATTTTAAAAGTATCAGCTAAGAAAGCTATTGTGCTTGTTGCGCCTGTTCCTGAATCAGCATTACTTTCAAGAACCATTTGTGCAACTTTTCCATTTGCGTTTAGTTGTAATACATAAGATGCAGAAGCATTATCATTTATATCTGTTATTGCTGTTGCATTTGTTGTTATTGATGCAGTATTTCCATTAACTGTTGAAGTTAAAGATGTTATATCAGAAGCCAAAGCACTATCACCATTTGCTCTTGCTGTTTGCTCTGTAGTAATATCAGCAGCATTAGTATTTACTGAAGCAGTTAATGTTGTAATGTCAGAAGCTAAAGCAGTATCAGCATTTGCTCTAGTAGTCGCTTCGCTTGATATACCAGCAGTATTAGAGTTAACAGTAGCAGTTAATGCTGTTATATCTGAAGCTAAAGCAGAGTCTCCGTTTGCTCTTGCTGTTTGCTCAGTGGTTATAGCAGCAGCATTAGTATTAACACTAGCTGTTAAATTAGTTATAGCTGTAGCATTAGCTGAAGTGTCAGTTGTAAGTGTAACTATATCACCTTGAGCTGAAGCTATATTTGTTGTGTTAGTAGATACAGTAGAACTTAATGAATTATATAAAGTTACTAATGAAGCATCTCTAGCTTTTTCCCAACCGCTATTAGTCGCGTTTCTAACATATATTTGATTATCATCATCTGTATCACACCAAATATCTTGCTCTTGTAATGTAGAACCATCAGTCCTTGTTGTTGGAGCTGTTGTTGATTTTATTAGTTGAGTTGAATTAGTACCACCAGCATTGATTGCAGATTGAACATCAGAACCTATTTTAGTGATTGTTACTGAACCATCTTTTAAATCATCTTCACCTGTAGGAGCATCACCAATACTAAAGGTTAAAGTAGCTGGAGATGATTCACTGCCTAAAGTATTTAATGAGCTAACACTTGCAACATAGTTAGCATCAACTGGTAAAAAGTTTAAATCACAATTCTCTACATCAACAATAGTGTTTTTAACTTGATTGCTAGAACTATCAACAACATTAACCCTATATTGATAATTAGGAAAATCAGTTGGCTCATCCCATGATAAGAATGGTCTACCTGTAGAACTTGCATCAGTATCAGTAAATGATAATCCTGTTGGAGCTTTTACTGCATAAGCTGAAGGTAAGTTAGCTAGTTCTTCTACTGGTTCTTGAGGTGGTACTTCCCATGTATAAACATCAAAGTATTCTATTAAGCTAACTGCAACTAAACCATTAGGCTGTAATTCTAATGCTTCAACTCTACAAATCTTTCCTGAGAATCCTAAACCTGCATAAGTAAGATCAACAATATCTCCTACATTTAATTTATACATCTCAGGAGTTCCTAAGAACTGCATAGTTGTTTGATTTCTACTTCTAGTTAAGATTGCCTTACCCATGTTATAAGCTATGTAAGGGTCGCTTATATAAGGGAACTCAGCTTTAATTTCTAATATCTCATCACCATCATCTGAGTAATATTCAGGAGTAGCATCATGTAAAACTGTAGCTGTATCTAATTCGTATTTTTTATTAGCATTAAAAAATTCAACAATAACCTTATTTGCTTTCTTATCTTTATTGCCATAATCAACTGATATACCAGCATCAGCAATAATATGATTATCATTAATACTAAATGTAGAAGAACCTGTATCTTCTATTGATAGCTCATATTTACCATCTATATAAAGAAAGATACCTCTCATGTTTGCAAGAAGCTCTTTAGCATTTTCCATTACATTTTTATTAGTATCTAAATAACCATTACAATGAAATCTTTTTACTTTTAATAATGAAGTACCTGTTTGTGGTGAATAGGTAGAGCCTAATGTTCCATTAAAGAATATTATAAAATTTTCTGTTGAGCCAAAATAGTTTGTTCTTTGTATGTCTTTAATTTCAACACCGTCTAATACTCTATTACCATTATCATCAAATAAAATAATTAATTCAGCTATCTTATTCTGATACCATTCTGCAATAGCAGAAGAACCACTAATAGTTATAAAATCATCACCAGCAGTACCACTCCAAGTAAGTGATTGTGCTGTTCCATTAAAGTAAGGCTGGTCAACTTGAGTATCACAAACATTAGCAGCAGAACTAAATGTAGACATATTGATTTGTGATTCAGTTAAGCCTTTTCCATATTCGTTATTAGTAATGTAATCAAGAAAAGTTAAAGCTGGATTATCTGAATACTCATAAGTAGATGGAGTTCCAAATGTTTGACCTGAATCTCTTGGGTCATAAACTTTCTTACCTCTTACTTGAACTGTTAGTTGTGGAACTCCTGACCAAATGCCTTCTGCATCAAAGCCATAATGAGCCGCTATATAAGCAATGCCATTCAATTTATGTGCTGAAGTCCAATTAGACATAGAAGCTACTAGCATAGGGTCTGCTGTTTGTGATGCAGCTCCATGATGTAGGTTCATTACGTATCTATATTTAGAAGTAGGACTTGAACCAAACTGACCAGCACCAGCATCTATACCAGTACCATTTTGTGAAACTGTATTTAATGAGCCTGAACCTGAAGATATTTTATCTGAACCTATATAACCGCCATCTCTAAATCTAGCAGAATCAGTTAGGCGGTTTCCATCTAGCTCAATGGTTTTACCAATAATTTCATCTACTTCACCAACTGATAAAGCATAGACTACATATAAATCTCTTGAATCATTAGCATTTACATCCATATAGACAATCTGAGCACCAACCCTTCTTGTGCCATATATGACTGGTATTTTCCCTCCAGCACTTTGTTTGTTTGCTAAAATGTCTTGACCTTTTGCAAGCATATTTCTAGCTTGTTGATAGCCTTTAACACCTACATATAAAGTTCCTATTGTTAAAGCAGCATCGATATAAACTTTATACTTTACATAAAATTGACCAACTGCTTTAAAAAAAGATACTATTGCCTGCCAAACCATTATCTACCCCACCTAACGTCTTTTTTAACTTGAGTTGCAAATTCCATACCCTTATCGCCTGAACTAAATAATTGTTGTGATTCATCTGAATAATGTCTGCCTTTTGTTAAACCCCAGTTTGCCCAATGTGATGCAACTGTCATGGTTAAAATAGAATTATCTATAGATTCTTGTATAACAACATTTCTTATTTGACCTGTAAAATAATTTATAGCACCAACTATAGTTTCATCTGAATTAAAATAAGCTATATAAATTTCTACAGTTTTATCTGAAAAAGCTCCATCTTGAACTAATGACCTAACTTGGTCAGTAATATTAGAAAATCCTATGTTAATTTCATTAACCTCTAGTTGCCCTGTCTCAGTTGTAGAATTTACTTGTAAAAAAGAACCACCAGCTTCATAAACATTAGAATCATAAGTTACATTAGAATACCAATCAGTCAGCCTGATAGTAGATGATAAATTAAGCTCAACTAAAAAAGCTGTTTTGGTTGCTGTTGATGATACTTGAGTTTGTAAAGCAGTAGATAAACTTCTAGGCATTAGGTTATAACCTCTCTAACATCAAATGAAATACTATAAAAACCACTAGCATCTGTTGAATACATAATCTCATTATTTTCAAGATAAACAGTGAAACTAGGTTTGTTTACAGTAACAGCTTCATTATCTGCTAGAGATGCTACTAGGTTAGGCGATATAAGAACTGTTAATGAGCCATCACCCAACGAATCAATATTTGATTGAACCATATAAACTTTACTATGATTTGCAAACTTAATTAAATCACCAGCCTTCAAAGCACCTGATGTACTTGCTGCAAAACCATCTAATTGAATAGAAGCATCTCCTGATGAATGTGAGCCATTGACTAATATATCTGTTTCAAATCTGCTTGCACCTACATTATCTAGTGGCGCTTGAATAGTAAAGTCCTCAAAAGAACCTTTTTGTTTTTGTAAAAATGCAAATACTTCTTGAGCCTTTTCTTGTTGTAAAGGTGGCATTTGCACTGTAAAAGAAAAATATTGACTACCTATTTGTCTGACTTGTTTTTTACCTGATAAAGTCTGATTCAATAATGTAGGTCTATTATCTTTAAAATTTAAACTTCTAAAATTAGGAGATGTTGGAAATTGTCCTGACATTACACTACTCCCATCTTGCCTTGATTATTCATGGCATTGTTTATGATTGATGTTATTAATCCTTTTCTTGATGCTAATAACTGGTCAAATCCAACAGCATCTACTGTTGATATATTAAAGTTGACTGTAGCCCCCATACCTTGTCCTTTAGTATGATCTATAACAGTTTCATTAGGATGGAGCATAGCCATAAAACCACCTTTTCCATCTAAACCACCAGCTCTTGCGCCCATACCTGTAAAGCCTCCGCCCTCGCCAATAGGTATATCTATTGAATTTGTTAAAGCAGCTGCTTTAGCAGTAGATCCTTCAAATACAGCTCCTATATCACTTAAACTTCCTTTAACCATACCAACTAATTTTTGCACTATAAATACATTTATTAATTCATTAATAACCGCTCTTGCAACTGAAGTTGCTAAGTCTTTAAAATCTAAGAATTGCTGATTAGTAAAATCAAAAAAGTTTTTAAAAGCATTTGTTAATTGACCTTCTACTGTGTCTGCAAAACTTTTAACCACTTGTATTGATTCAGTAATTTCTGATTTAATTCCTTCAAAAGTATTTGTAATTTTAGGTAATGTAATATCTTCTAAACCTGTAGCAGCGTCTCCAATATCTTCTAAGCCCTCAACACTATCATCAAAAAGTTTATTCATTCCAACTATTGCAGCACTAGCTGCTGCTATACCAGCAGCGACTTTTGCTATTCCAATACCAGTAACGCCTTGTAATAAAGTTCCTGCTGTAGCTGCTGCTTGAAATGCTTTTGCTAAATTAACAACTGTAACTACTACTGCTGCAATTCTTTGTACCACAATTACTGAAAAAGCTACTGCAAACATTTTTGCTAATGTTTGTATATTTTCTGCTAAAAAACCAACAAGATTAGCAGTTGCAGCAAATACGCCTGTTGATTTTTCAAACTCACCGACAAGTGTTATAAAATTTGTTTTGAGCATACTTATTGATTGCCCAATAGTCATATTCATATTACCAACAATTTCAGAAGTCTCTGCTGTTGCTGATATTAATGTTGGTAAGATGTTCTCTGCTGTAATCTTACCAGCAGCACCCATTTCTCTTAATTGACCGGTTGAAACACCTAATCCTTTAGCTAATAATTCAGCTAAAGCTGAGTTTTGTTCCATAACAGAATTAAGCTCATCACCTCTAAGAGTACCGGATGCTAAACCTTGTGCTAACTGTCTTGAAGCATTTGCAGCTTCAATAGCTGAAGCACCAGAAATAATAAATGTATTTGCAACTGTTTGAGTTGCATCGGCTACTTGTTGTTGGGATAAACCCATTTCTTTAGTAGCAAAAGTAATTTTGGCAAATAAATCACCAACAGCATCAAAGTCTGATCTTGACTCTAATGCAATTCTTTTCATGTGTGCCATAGCTTCTGCTGTACCAGTAGCAGTACCAGTTAAAGCACCCATTCTGTTTTGAAGATTAACAAAAGTATCGCCCGCTCTTACAAGCTCACGAACACCAAATGCAGCTATAATTTGATTTCTTAAATTAGCTATAGCACTCTGAGTAGAGTTTATATCTTTTTTAAATTTATTAAAAGCAGCACCGGTTTTATTTTCACCTAGTATTCGTACTCTTACATCAGATTTAGCCATGTTCTTTTTGTAATTCCTCTTGTTGTATATTTAGATAAGCAATCCAACCATTAAACTCTTCCAGAGTCATTTCTTCAATTTCAGCAACAGTTTTATGCAATCTTTCTGCTAGAGCATACTTAGAAAATAGCTGCTTATCTTCAGCTACTTTTTTTGCATAGCCCCTTGAGATATATTACCCATAATTTCTGTTGCTACTCTTACTAAAACACTACTATCAACATTATTCATTAATTTATGTTTATCTTCAATAGTAAATATTTTATCTCCATTTCCGTCAAGTGCTTTATATATTAATACATATACAAGCATTTCAACCTCATCATCTTTAGCTAGTTTCATAAATTTTTTCATATCAAATAGGGTGATAGGTTCGCACAATATTTTCATTGGCTGATCACCATCACCCCATTCAGGTACGTCAATAATTTTAGTATCTATGCTTTTATAATGAGCTACTGCGTTATCTATTGCTGACATTGTATTATACAGTTGTTGATGTTAAAGCACCATTACCCTGTACTGAAATACTAGCTTCAACCAATCCATCAAATGATGCACTTCTTGAAACTCCAGTAACAATAGCTGAACCAGTATAATAAGTATCTCCCGCTGTATCTCCCTCCGGATATACATTTAATGTTACTTCTGAACCAATAGTTAATGCACCCTGACCTGAAGCATCAGTCTCATCCCAAAATACATCTAAACTTCCTGAGAAAGAAGTCAATGATGGTTTATACGTTCTAGCAGAATCACCCATTGAAGTATCTTCTAAAGTATCAGCAGATTCTTCAATTGAATAAGACCTAATTTCAGCTACAGCATTAGAACCTACTTTAATAGTTCCTTCACTTCCTTTATGTGTCGCCATTTTCTACCTCGTCTTTCGACTTTTTCTTAGAAGAAGATTTATCTTTATCTTGCGAATGGACTGCTTCCTCTTTCCAGCCCTTTTTCTTCATTGACTCAACCTGAGTAGGATGAGCTATTACAGAACTTTTACCATTTGGACTAATTAATTTCATAATTGTCTCCTATACTGCTACATCAGGACTTGTTTCCTGAACATAGTAATTAGTTAAGAAGGTTAAACTCACATATCCTAGCGGTTTCTCACCTTCACCATTAAACTCTATTTCTGTTGATTCTAAATAGCAGTCTTTAGCTAATCCGTCTAAAGTTCTATCAGCTGCTATAGCTGCCTCAACTTCTTTACTTATTGTATCAATTGTATCATCAAAGTTGTTAGTTGCTTTAGCATATCCTTCAACAATTACAGATAACTCTCTGCTCATAACTCTATTTGTTCCTATAACAATAGGTTCAGATGTTTCTGACTTAGTATAAATAACTAATGCTGGTACTGTTTCTAATGGATAAACCCTGGACTCATAAACTCTTGAACCAGTTGTTGTTAAACCAGTTAGTGTCGTAGTAATTTTTTCTCTTATTTGTTGTCGTACATGATTTGCCATTATACTTCTTCTAGCTCCAATGCAATAAAACCAGTTCTATCCGGTCTTATATTAACAATTGTATAATTTGTTGCTGCTTTTATTATATTACCATCTGTATCTTTTATAGCGTTAACATTTAATAAATTTCCATATCCAACTAGAGGAATATCTATGCTTCTGCAATATGCAACCGGTTGCAATGCTTCAACGCCAATGCCTTCATCTTGCTCTATATATTCATTATTTAAAATAATATTAATACTTGATGATACTCCATTATTAATATATGTAGCGCCAACTCCATGCCCATATGTTGGATCAAGATAAGCAGCCATATCTTCTTCTGTTTCCATGCGATACTGAGACATTATTCTTCCTCTAAAACTAATTCAATTAATCCTAAATTATCAGGCTCAACTGAACGAACAACAAATGCTGTTTCCGGTTTTAATACATTACCATTATTTGTAGTAATTGCATTAATAATTAATCTATCTTGTTGTGAAATATAAGGAGCATCTGATGCTTTGATAATTGCTCTAGGTTGATAACCGGCAACAGGCACTGTGCCAGCTTCAATATTAAAATATTCTTGATCAATAATTACATTAATATTTTTAGAAAAACCTGAATCAATATCAAACAAAGTATCAATTAATGGAAAATCATCCCATAAAGATTGTTGTACTTCAAAGAAAGTTGCGGTTACTCCATGCCCTGTATTAATATCAAGGTATGAAGTAAAATCAGCCGCACTTTCAATAGCCATATTTATTTTTTAGCTCTTGTTTTTGGAGCTTTAACTTTTGAAGTTTTTAAACCTACGCTTCTATCTTCTTTTTCAGCTTTAGGTTTTTCTATATGTACAGATGCTTTTCCATAAGCACAAAGCTCATGACCAACATCTTCTTTTAATTCTACAATATCACCAGCACTTACTTTTTGGCCATTAGCTATTGTATCTTTAGTTATTAAAAATTTTTTCATATTTAAGTTGGGGGTATTGCTACCCCCATTCCATTTCATCATTGATTATTAGTCGCTTGATTTACAGAAAGATACCGCATGACGTACAGCTACATCAACAGTTTGTAAAGCAATAATTCTTACTCCACCTGATGTGCTTAACGCATATGGGTCCACTGTTATATCAAGGCCGCCATACATACCAATAAGTAAATCAGCAAAATTACCAAAGTAGAAATCACCTGCTGTTACTTGATTTGATCTAATAACATTATAGCCATTCATTCTTCCGTCTGGCTCAACTACAAATTGACCACTTCCGCTATCTTTTGAAGTTGTTTTTAATGTACCATAATCACTTGGTTTACATATATAAGCTAAGCTTCCAACTAACGCATTATCAGCAGCAACTGCAGATTCCATAGCAATAATTTCAGCATATGTTGGATTAGCAGCAGCAAAAGTTGTAGTGTTAATACCAGAAGTATTAGCAATACCAGTTGGCTGACCACTTGTACCTGAACCAGCTAAAGCACCTAAATCGATAGCAGTAGCTATAGATTGTGTTAAGTCGTCTCTGATTAAGTTTTCAACATCTAATGAAGATTGTTGTAAAAGCAATCTTGTAGCATCAGTAAACGCTCCAATTACTTTTGGAGACATAGTTACACTACCTGATGTAAATTCGCTTTCAGAAGCAGCATTACCTTCAGTTGCAATCCAAGCAGCTGATGAAGCAGCTGTTTTCTTTGGAATTACGACGGAGCCGGAGAGCCCTCTTAGCATAGTTGCGCCCGCTTGCATGACACTTGATGAATTACGTAAAACATCAATAAAATCACCCTGACGATAGTCTTCTGATATTAATGTTGAATCATCTCCACTATTAATATCTCTTTTACTCCAGTTACCAAGTACATCAGCTGGAATCATAATTCCTTGTGCTGTTCTTCCTTGTTGTCTAGCAGCTTGATTTGAACATTCAAATTCAAAAGCAGCAGCCTCTTGAGCTTTTCTATCAGTTGGGTTTGCTAAAGCATTAATTGCTCTTACTAATGAGAATTCTCTCACTTCATTTTGAGTCATACCAATTTCAGCAGTTTCAAGTGGCTTATCATTACATATTTCATTTAATAATACGCCCCTAAACTCTTCAACTGTAAGACCTTCTTTAATTGCGTTATCAGCTAAATCTCTTTTGTTATGCTGTAAAGCTAAATCTATAATCTCTTTTGAGTTTCTTTTATATTCAGCTTTGGCTTCTTCAAGAGTTTTAGTTCTGACTTCGTCAAGATTAATATCTTTTTTTTCTTCAGTCATAATAATATCCTTATTAATTTTAGCTGAGCGTCCAACCCCAACTAGTCTGCTTTGATCGGCTGGAACGGAAACACTTGATACTTCAAGCGGTGTCCATTGAGCTTTATAAAGCATTTGGTCGTTGTCTTTCACTCTTTCTAATTTATTTACTTTATAGCCAACACTTATATTCATGCGAATACCATCGACTACATCTTGAAAAACTTCTTGAGCAAGTGCTGATTTACCAAATCTAACAACAGCTATAGTCCTTTTAGCTGCCTCATCAAGTTTAAATTCTTCGATAACTCCAATTTGCTTAGACATGTCATGGTCTAATAAAAATGGAGCCCTTCCAGATGACACAAATTCCATATCTATATCATCTGATTTATGGCTTAAAACTTCTAAGCCAAAAGAACGTTCAACTGGTTCTTCTGATGAAACACCAATTCGAACCAATCTTTTTTCTTCATCAACATATGAATTTTTTGAAAGATCAATTGTTCTATACCTTAATGGTAAATCAACAACTTTTCTTTCATCATCTTCATAATAAGAAGAAACTGCGTCAACATTTTCTTCTTCAACTTTATCCTCATGATGTTTTGAAAATTCAATAACTACAGAGTTATCTGTTTCATTCACGTTGAGGATATGTCTATCGTCTTTATCTTTCATAGCTTTTTCCTCTTTCGATGATAAAGGGTGAGATTTAGGTAGTAAATCAGTATCATGCTTACCACCTCTATATTTTCCATTACGTAAAGCATAAAGGAAACTATTCACACGAGCCATAGCCCATTGATTAGAATTACTAACCTGAGGCCTTACTGAGCCTGGATTTGTGTTATAGGCTCCAATCCCGCGATCATAAACTTTTTTTAATACAGTAAGCGTTGTTTTTTTACTTTGAACATCACCTACTTCGTCATTATGTTCTTTTAATTTATTTTTTAAAGCATTTTCTGTTTTTTCTGATATTGCTCTTTCGTCAATTGCATTTTCAAATTTAATATATTCAAATTCATTTCTTTCAAGCCATGCTTTTGCTTCGTCCGGAGTAAACATATCAGAATCAAACCTTATGCTTTGAATTAATCTTTCATTATCTTTAATACCATGTATTACATGTATACCAGGTTTAAATTCATTATTTTTTCTTCTAAATGTATCAAACTGCTCAGGGTCTTCTATACGAGCAGCATGTTCATTTGGGTATGGGCGCATTTCTAAATTACGCTCATCTTCTTTTTTCATTTTTTCAACTAATGCTTTTGACCATGCAAAACCAGGGTCTCCTCCCCATAAAGCCCATGCTATTCTTCCATTGCTGGGGTAACCTTTTTCACCAGGTCTAAATCCTTCAGCTTGTTTATCAACTTCATGTCTAGCAAAAAAACTATACATTCTTTTAATAGTTGAATCAGATAAATCAACACCATTTTTTATTTGATTTGCACGAGTTAAGCCAACTCTTGTTCCTCCCCTACCAAATTCTTTACGCCAGTCTAAACCTTTAATAGCTTCTGCTTTCATGCCTTTATTCGGAATCGCCATTGCTGCCTCCTTGTACTACTGGTTCAATTGGCAGCTTCGTTCCAAATGGTTGGAAAGCTGTTTGAATTCCATATTGTTCTGCTAATTTTTGCTCTCTTTCATGTTGCTCATATAACTCTTCAACATCTCTGCCATAATTAGATTGAACATCTTGGTATGTTACCAAGCCTGCTTGCATACCACTTATTGATGCATTCATTTCTTTTTGAGGGTCAACCCACTGGAATGAACGGCCAATAAATACTGTATCAGCTGCAAATTTTTCAAACTTAGACATTGGTAAAGGAATATTTACCTCAGGGTCCATGATAATAGCCCCGCTTGAAATAGCCATTTCTAACCATTTTTCAAATACAGGCCTCATAAAATGATCTACAACAAATCTTTGATACAGCTTATACATTTCTCTATCTTCTAATGCGCCAGCTCTTAATGAACTATAATTAACTGAACTTAAATCGTTTGTTAGAGCATGGTATGAAATATTTAAACCAGAAGCTATTCCTCTTAAAACTTGTGTTGTAAACGGGCCAAATGCTGTGCTTGGATGATCTGGGTCAAAGCTTTTAAAATCCATTCCCGCAGGAAGTTGTTCAAATGAACCAGCTTGCGCTTCCATAATTGGAGTATAAGTATCTTCAAAATCTTCACCAACATATCCATCACCGTCTGGCGAAGTAAAAAATCCCATTTTAGCCGCTGAAACACGTGCGGCTGTTATTTCGGCCTCCATATAGCCATTAAGCATTTTTATTTGAGGCATAGCTGAAGCAGTCATAGGCACGCCCCTGGTTTGCTCAGGACGTGTTGGCATATAAGCATGAATAATTTCTTCAGCTGGAACTCTTATATGTTCTTTAGGTGATTGATATGTATTATCATAAGGATGATTTTTAAACAAATAATATGCAACTGGCTTATCATGTTTATCAACTTCAACACCCATTTTAATTCTATTTTTTGTTTGAGGATTGAAATCATTTTTTGTTTCATCTAAATGATCCGCTTCTAAAAATTGAATTTTATATTTATATTTTGAATCAGTCGGAGTAGCATGTCTAACTAAAACTTCGCCATCTCTCATTAACGCTTCGACAAATAACTTTTGACAATCTAAAAATGATTGACGACCATTTAATGTACAATTTCCCATTCTTGACCAATTTTTAAACTCTCGTTCAATAGTTTGATTTCCAATAATATCTAAATCACCTTTTGAATCACGAGCTTTAACACTTAATCTAATTCCATTATGACCAATAATATTACTAACCATTAAGTTTAAATATCTTGTTACATAAGAATCGTTTCTAGCTAAATCACGGCTTCTTTCTCTTAGTATTCTTAATTGATCTTTAATTTCAGCGTCTGCTGATGTGCTTGATGCGGTAAAGTCTGAAAATAATCTACCAGTATTTGCTCCGGTATATCTTCTAATTTTTGTAACTTTTTTATTTTTTTTGTTATTTATAAATGGATTATACCAGGCCATATTTAAAACCTCACTTTGATAGAATTACCCGAATCTTTTTTATTTTTAATTCTAGCCTGTTTAACTTCTTTTAAGTATTCTATTTTATATCTATCTCTAAATGTCATTAATTCATCAATTGTTAATCTTGATAACGATCTACCAGCAATACTCATTGATGATTGGTCCATAGTTGCACGATTTTCAATTACTGCTTCTATAGCATCTAAAACTTTTTTTGCATGGCTTCTAACTGAGCTTGTTGTAGTAGCATAATTTTGCTGTATTTCTGTAAAACCTTCAGATAATTTAATTCTTGCCGAATCGCTTGATCGTGTTATATAAGAAACCCAATTATATTCGCCAGCAGTATATGATGTTGTATTACTTGCTTCAATAATATATTCATCATTAGATTCTGTAGCTGTTAATGTAAAATTGGCTGCTGTTGACCCGTCAACTAAATTAAATTCGTATGATAAACTATATAATGAAGTAGGATAATCAACTGAAAGATCAATTTTTTTCCATGCCCAAAAATCACCAAGCTGTAATTCATTGGGTTCTGTTGTAGAATAGTATGTGCTGTCGAATTTATTGGCCATAAATTTAAAATATATCTTTACCCGATTATATCAAATATTTATATAGATTTGTTATATTATAGCTAAAATTTATTTTGGTCTATTTTTATATAATTTATATTATTTTCTGTAAATAATTTTTGAGATATTTTAAAACTATCAATCCATTTTTCTTTTGGCTTATTTGGAGAATAAGTAACTATTTCTTTTATACCTACTTGAATAATACCTTTAGCACATTCATGGCATACATCAAGCCCATATACAAACAATGTTGATCCTTCTAATGATATGCCATTTAATGTTGCATGATAAATACAATTCATTTCAGCATGAATAATATAATTACTTTTTAATTTTGAATCTTTATATATTAATGGTGAATCATTAAATCCTCTAGGAAAACCATTATAACCTTGTGATAATACCTGGCCTTTATTACCTATTGCTACTGCTCCTACTTGTGTTGAAGGGTCTTTAGACCAACTAGCAAACTTTTTAGCAAGTGTTAAATATTTTAAATTCCAAGAATAAGAATAATTAGACATTAATTTTTAAATGTTGTGCTGCATTATGTTTATAACTTGCAACTATAAAATCGTTAGGATATAAATTATCTATTCCAGCTTCATAATATAATCTAACTTGAGGTGGATTAAATATTTGTAATTCATGAACCATACGGGCAAATCTTAAATGATTGTTATAGATATGCGCATCGCCTAAATTAAATATTAGTTTATGAGGAGTTATATCTAATTCATTAGACAAAACTAACATTAACAATGCATGAAATAATATATCTGAAGGTAATCCAAGCATTACATCAGACGAGCGCATATTGACTACTAAATTCAAAGAATTATTATGAATTAATAATTGAAAACCGTGAAAACATGGTAATAAAGCCATTTTATCAGCATCAATTGGATTCCATGCTGTAACATATAATCTTCTTGATTCAGGATTTACTTTAGCTTCTTCAATTACATTTTTTAACTGATCTATTTGTAAACCAGCATAGTTACGCCATTGATAACCGTATATTGGTCCTAGATTTCCATCGGGCTCCGCCCATTCGTCCCAATAGTTACAACCTAATGTTTTAAAATCATTAACATTAGTATGACCGCGTAAAAATGATATTAACTCACCAATTACCCCTTTATAAAATATTTTTCTATGTGTAAATAATGGGAAACCAGCTTTTACATTTAATTCTAAATGTGCACCAAATATACTTTTAGTACCTGTGCCAGTACGTTCTTTATTTCTAGTTACTCCTTCAGTTAATATTTTATTAACCAATGCAAAGTATTGTTTTTCATTTTCCATGTTTTTTTAAATAAGCTCCATAAAAACTTGCATAGTTAATTAAATCTAATACCGAATCGTAAGCTGATTCAAAGTTAGGATTTTTTTCGTTAAATGCAATTGACTCTAAGCGTTTAACTTTTGTTGAAATCATTTGCAAATACGAATGATGCCCGTACGGAAAGTATTCTTGTTTAGCTTCTGAATCATTTGAATTATAATCTTCGGCTTTTTGTGTTTGTAAAGCTGCCGCTTCACTTAATACTGAATGCATAGTTACTCCTTATCTAAAAAATTTAATTTACCTACATTATCAAAATGTTGAGGAGCTTGCCAGTCCTCTGGTTTAACAAGATCAGGTAATCCTAAAGGATTTGGCCTGGTATCTTTAACCCCTATTTTTTTCTGCATGTTTGCATGATGTACTCGTTTCCATGCTTTTTTAATATTTACATCAAATGCATCTAGTGTTCCTAAAGCAATAACAATAATATCTATTAAAGCATCTACTACTTCATCAGCTTCATTATTTTCAATTGCTGTAATTAATTCGTTTAATTCTTCTTGAATAAACTTAGCACGAAATTCAAGATAATGTAATTTTTCATTATCTGAAGCATTAGCAATAAACCGATATATTTGATAATACCGGTTTAAGTTTTTAATATCTCCTATCATTAATTAAGCAGCTTGTAAAGTTATAATAGTATTTTCAATATCTCTAATAACAGCTCTAAATTCTCCATGTGAGGTTTGTTGTAAAACCTGTATTTGCTGTCTTCTAGGTAAACCTAATAATCTAGATCTTTCGGCTTCTAATGCTTGTATTAATTGTTCGTTTGTCATAATTAACTCCTTAAATTATGTTGTTTGTTTATAATATAATTATACCAAATTATATATAAAAGTATACATTTTTATATGATTATTTCCAATTATTTACCCAATTTGGCCTATGATTAGCTCTAAATGAGCTTTTTTTAATGTTTTTTGTATGTTCTGCTTGTGTAGATTGATTTTTATTAATTAATTGCTCTAATCGATCATAATTTGGTTGAAGTATGTATAAAGCAGCTAATCCATAAACAAATGTATCTAATGCTTCATTTCTGGTTGTTTTTTTAACCCATTCAAACTTTTTAGCACCTTTAAAATATTTAATTACACGTTTTTCTGATGTAAGCTGTCTAAAGTACTCTTCATCAACTGTTGCTGGAAAGTGTATTGTTTTAGTTTCAGATTTTAATCTTGTATATATTGCTTCTTTAGCAGTATCAGCACCAACTGGATAAAGAATATGTCGTGATCTGCCAATAAACGATGGTCTGCCTGCAATTGGCTTATTGCTTTGTGATTGACCTTTAATAGCAAATACTTTTCGATGTACTCGTTTTGAAGTAAAAGCATAAACTTGTTGAGTATGATGACCACCAGAGTCAACGCAAGCACAAGCTATTTTTAAAGCTTTATCATCGTCTCGTTTAAATGTCATGCCTAAATAATTATCTAAATCTTTCCATACCAAATTACTTGACGGATCACCAAAGAATACTCGATAATCTAAAACCCATGCTTCATTGTTTTGCCCCCAACCAATTACTTGCGCTTCTAATCTATCGCCTTGTACATCAATCCCTGCTGTAATTAATAAAATATTATTTGGAATATTAGTATAGTCATATTCTTCTCTTTGATTCATCAATGAGCTATATTCAATACTTTCACCTGGATCATCAAATGTTTTACCTAATGCAGTATTTACCCAGGTCTTTAACATTTCTGGTTGACTTTTAACAGCATAAAAATCTACAGCCATATCTTTCCATGATCGCCAGGGCGAATATAATTCTGATATATGAAAGCCTGCAGTTTTTTTAGTTTCTTGTGTAGCTACCCATTTACCTTTAGATAGCATCCACATTTTTTTTGTTTCAGGTATCACAACTTCACAATGTTTACAAGTATATTCTGCTGTTTCTGGTTTTTTTGATTCCCAATGAATTTGTTCCCATTCAAGGACTTGATACTCATTACATTCTGGACATGGCACTTCGTAATAACGTTGATCTGATTCTTCAAACGCAACTTCTATTCTTGATAAACCTTTTATAGTTGGGGTAGAAGTAATAAATATTTTTCTGTTCCAGAATGTTGTTGTACGTTTAATTGCTAAGTTAATAGGATCACCTTCAGAACCTGCACTTGGGTCATAACGGTCAATTTCATCACAAAGTAAAATTCTAATTGGTCTTGAAGCGAGACCAGCAGCAGAATTAGATCCAACAATATTAATGTTGCCGCCGGGAAATTGTTTTGATAAAACCGTATTAGAACTATCTTTACTTCTCGGGTCTTTTACTTTGGCTCGCAACCGATCACAATCACGAATCATATTAGCTAATCTGTCTTTACTCCATGCTTGGGCCATTTGTAAAGTTGGTTGTAGTACTAAACATGGGCTTGGGTCCTGGTCAATATAATAAGCAACTATATTATTTAATATTTCAGTTGCACCAACTTGCGCACTTTTCATAAAAACAATAGTATGAATCTTTGGATCATTAACAGCGTCCATAATACCTTTTTGATATGGAGCTCGTGATGTTTTCCACATACCGGCTTCTGCTGATGATTCCGGTGATAATGTACGATAATTATCAGCCCATTCAGAAACAGTTAAATTAGGTGGTGGAGTCCAGGTCTTCTTTGTCGATAAGAGTATTTTCTCTATATTCTCTTGGTATTGGGTCATTTGCTAATTCCTCTAATGCCTCGTATATTACGTCTTTAAGTATTTTTTCAACTTCATTAAAATCACTGCTTGCTAAAACTAAATGGCTAACTTTATTTGGTATTGTTAATAGTTTACCTCTACAATTAGCAGCATAATTAATCCAGGTTGACTCAACTTGATCAGTTGGTATTAGTTTTCCTTCAATTAC